AGAATACGAACACGATCATCCCGTTCGACGTGCTGCTGAACCCAACAGATTTTTTTGCAGCTGCCTATCCGTGCTTTTCGCATTTCGTTCAAGTCGAAACTCCGCAACGCATGGAAGTGAAGGTCAAGACGGCACAAATTACTGTCGATGCTTGCATTGAAGTGACCAAGCATCAGTTCGGCAAATACATTCGTGTTTTCCGTGAGCTGTGGGGCGACAAAAAAGCCCTTGATCTGATTTGCAATGAGGCAGACGACTATTGGCCGAAGCGTATGAAGCCGCTTACGAGCGATGCCACGTCTGGGCCTACGCCTGTGCACAAGCAAGCTCCTGTGCCTGTTCCCTCTTTCATGCAGTTTATTACCACCGTCCCATGTTTCGGCCTCAATGGGGAAAACGGTTTTGCGTAGGCCATTTAAATCAGGAACCACAAATGAAATTCACTTCGACGATCAAAGTAACCGGCATGAAGTTCTCCAAAGGGACCATGGACAACGGCCAATCATTCGACAGCACGAAGGTATTTGTCGAGACCGAACTGGACAGTAGCAAGGACACCGCGATGGGTACTGCTTGCGCCGAGTATGGCTTGGGTAAGGCCGAGGAGTACCAGAAGTACAAGCACCTGGCCGACTCGTTCCCGTTCATGGCCATCGCCGATATGGAAATCGTCACGAACGGCAAGACGCAAAAAACCGTCATCCACTCGCTGCGGCCTGTGGAAGCTGCGAAGCCAGCTGCCTCCGGTGGCAAAAATGCAGGCGCATAAGGCCGAGTTCAAATTCATCGTTCAAGACAAAGAGTCGGCATTGTTTTTGATGCCGGTGGAAGGCGATGTTGGGTTCACGCCTTGGGCGCATGAAGCCGGACGCTTCGACGGGATTGCCGAGGCCACTGACACAGCAGCACTGAATTGCCACGAGGGCTTTTTTGTGACTCAGGTTGTGTGTAGTGGTCCGGCGAGCAGTGCAGGCCCGGCTGTATCCGGGTTTTTTAACCGATAGAAATTCAAATGAACATAGGTTCTGTGGTCAACATCGTGAGCTGCCAGGCTCGTACTGACGGGGGGCAAGCGGTTGCTCCATGCGGAGTGGACGCGAACGGTGTCAGTTACCAGCCGCAGGTCATTCAGTCCTACGTGATCGATGCCGCCAACGCTTCCAAAATTGACGCGATCACAGAACCCTTCGATTACGTGCAAGCCACTGGTCTTTTTGGCTTCGCATTCAGCATCGTATTACTGGCATGGCTCGTAAGCCATTTCAGCGGCACGATCCTCGGCTTAATCCGCCGGGGCTAACCTCAACTTCCTAGAAAGGGAACTGCAACATGAAAAACAAAATCGCTCTGGCCGTCGCGGCTCTGTCCGTCGCTGCAACCTCGCAAGCTGCTCCGCTGGATCTGACCGGCGTTACTGGTGCCTTCACTGCTTCCGATGTGGTCACGCCTGTGATTGCCATCGCTGGCACGCTGGCTACTGTGTACGTCGCCATCAAGGCCGCTCGTATCGTCCTGGGCATGTTGCGCGGTCGCTAAGACCTCGCTGCTAACGGCCAAAGTTGGGCGGCCTTCGGGTCGCCCTTTTTTATCGACAGGAGAGTTGATTGTGACCGCAAATGATGCTTGGTACATCGTGATGTTCGCGTGGGGCATGCTTACTGCATGGGCCGTTATAAAAGGTTTTGAAGGGGGGGCTCGATGATCCGCAGGATTGTGGTTTTTTTCTTGATGGCTTCGTTGGTTCTTAACGCTAATGCTCAGTCTCTTCCGTCGAGGATTGGGCAGCAAATTGCGTTAGTCATTGAGAGCAAAGTGGGCATTCGCGGTTTTGCGGCTAATGATCCACGCTTTGGTGCGACGGTCGCCGCGGTTGGTACTGCGGTATCTGAGATTGCTGCTGCAGCGGTCGTTGCCGGTACTGCGCCAGCTTGGGGCAGCGTGTTGGCCTCGGCGGCTATTGCCGGCGCTGTTGGGTATGGTATTCAGGCACTTGCTAACTGGCTGTTTAACAAGGATGGCACTATTACTGTTCCTGGAAGTGGCTCAAGTCCGCCAGCTCTTGCATCTGGACAGTGCTACTTCAATGGCGGTAGCAGGTGTTACGCCACTATTACTGATGCGATTTTTCAGGGGGGATCGGGTTTTGCAATTCAATATGCAACACGGTCTGAGGGCGGTGGTACAAGGTATTTCTATAACGATGGCCTGACTGGCGGCTCGCTGCCGGGTACTTGGACGCTACACGTTGGTACGTCGTGGACTAGCAGCGCGGGTCAGGCTTATCCGAAGGTGGCTGATTATTCTCAGCCGAGTGGATATATTACGGTGGGTACCGGTACTCCGGCTGCGAAGGTTGATACTGACGTTATGGCTGGTAGTACGCCAGCTGCTACTAAGTCCGTGGCCGATGCGTTGGCGGGTCTTACTGATGCTCAGAAGTCGGCTGCGTTGCCTGATAAGGTTATTGCGGATATTGCTGACGCGGCTTGGAAGCAGGCTGCGAGCAAACCGGGCTATTCGGGAGTTCCGTATTCGCTCACTGACCCTGTTACTTCGGCTGATGTGGCGTCAGCTCGTGTAGCGAATCCGTCCGTACCGTCTGCCACCGTTGGCGATTTGGCGCAGCCCGTTTCGTCCACTAACCCGCTTGGCCAGACTTCGCCAGTCACGCAGCCATCGACCAATCCGGCCGCTAGTTCTCCCCAGGTCAATCTTGGTGACGATCCGAATATCGGCGCTCCTACTTTGGAGACAATCCCCACGGCGCAACAAATCATCGACCCGCTTGCCGGTCTTGCGCCATCGCTCAAGAGCTGGGTCGTTCCGGCTCACATGGCGCAGTGCCCGACGCCCAGTTTCGACTTGTTTAACAAGCACATCGTCATGGATCAGCAATGCACGATGTTCGAGAACAACCGCGCCACTCTCTACAACGCCATGTTGGTCTCCTGGGCGCTGATCGCGCTGTTCATCATACTTTCTGCTTGAGGTAGCGCATGTTTGGAATTCTCGTATCTGCCTTCAATTTGATTCTCGGCTGGCTCGTCCGTAGCGTGCTCGTCAAGTTCGTCATCTTCTTTGCGCTCTACTTCGTCACGACGCAGTTTGTTGGCGTCATCTCGTCGTGGATGCCTACTGGTGCAAGCCTCACAAGTGCGTTTGGTGGTATCAGTGCGGCCACGTGGTACTTCCTCGATCTGTTCGCGTTATCTGTGGGTCTCCCTGCGGTCATATCGGCTTGTTTGACGCGGTTTATCATCCGACGCCTTCCTGTTATCGGATGAGGCTATGTTGACCGTTCTAGCGCTTCTGGCGCGTAAGTTTAATAAGCGGTTTGTTCTGGCGTTCGGCCTCGGCGTCGTGGTCGGCGCGTTCGTTTTGTCGCTTTTGCTGGCGAACCATCTTCGCCACGTATGCAACCCGCTCGGTATGCCGGGCCTCTTTCTGTGCAAGGTGGGGTGATATGCCGATTAATGCCTATACCGGCCTGATGGGCAGCGGAAAATCCTACGAGTGCGTAAGCTCTGTGATCATGCAGGCGATCGCGAAGGGGCGGCGTGTTGTTACCAATGTGGACGGCATTGATGGCGATGCCATCCGCGCTTACATTCACGAGGAAAAGGGTATCGAACTGGACCGCCTCGGCATGGTTGTCCACTGCAAGAACGACGATGTAGCCAAGGCCGATTTCCTGCCGCACGGCGTGGACGTGGACACCTTCGTTAAGCCTGGTGATATCGTGTGCATTGACGAGGCTTGGCGCTTCTGGGGTACTGACTGCAAAATCCTCAAGCAACATGCGATCTTCTTCCGCGAGCACCGGCACTACGTGGACCCGGAAACGAAGGTGTCGTGCGATCTGGTGTTGATGGTGCAGGACATCAGCGACTTGCACCGCACGCTCAAGGTCGTTGTTGAGCTGTCCTTCCGTACCACGAAGATCAAGAGTCTCGGGCTGAACAAAGTCTACCGCGTCGAAATGTGGGAAGGCTGGAAGCAGCACATCAAGAGCCGCGTCAAGGTCGAGAACAAGAAATACGATCCGGCCATCTTCCCGCTGTACAGCAGCTACGACGGCGGCAAGGGCAAGGAAGTCACTGTTGACAACCGACAGAACATTCTTAAGAACCCGCTGTTGTGGGGACTGACGGCGCTGCTGATCGTGTTGGGGGCGGCATCCACGTGGGCCGTTTCCAAGTTTTTTAAAGGCCCGCAGGACAAAGCGAAAGTCGAATCCAAGGGGGTGGTACCGGCAAGTGCGTCCGGGGCTGCTGGCGTGCCTTCTTCGGCCCCTGCTGCGGCTGCGCGTGCGGAGTTCTCGGAAGAATGGCGGGTCGCAGGTGACGTTCGGTTGGGCGCTGTGCGCTATGTCGTGCTGGCCTCCACGTCGGGCCGCGTGCGCTACGAGCACCCAAGCGCATTCAACAACGAGGGTGGTGCCATCGTCGGCACGCTTGACGGCCGCAAGGTCACTGTTTTCTCTGGCGGCGGTTCCGCGCCGTCCCCGCAACCCGGCATGGTTCCTATGCCGATCAATCCCGAGGTGAAGAAATGAAGCGCCTGATACTCGCGCTGGCGCTAGTCGCGCCAATGGTGCAAGCTGCACCGCCAACCAAGGCCGTGCAGCGCGTGGATGACGCCGTGGTGTTCAACCTGTCTAATGTGAAGCTGGGCGAGTTGATCACGTTGGCGTACCGCGACGCGTTCAAGACTCCGTATGTGCTGGCGCCGGAAGTGGCCGCAGACGGGCGCGTGGTGTCGCTTCGGATCGGCGGCGATAGTGCCGGTAAAGGTAAGGCCGATTTCTTCAAGTTTCTCGACATGATGGGCATCGGGATCGAGAAGCGCGGCGGTATTGAGTTCCTGACCATTGCCAAGCAGGTTGAGGCCGAGCGTGAGCCATTCGTCTACCGGCCACGCTACCGTGATGTCAACTACCTGACGGAGCTGCTCAAGCCTCTGTTCAAGGGCCAATTCGTCAACCAGCGTGGCGTGCAGCCTGCACCCGGTGCTAGTGTCGATGCATCGAAGCCTGTGCCAGCTGGATCGGCGGCGGCGTTGATCGACAAAGGCTCTGATTTGCTGGTGTTCGATGGTGAACGTGCGGAAATCATGAAGCTGTCAAAACTGCTTCCTCAGCTGGACGTTGCCAGTGGTGAGGTACTGGCTCGGGCGGCGCTATATGAGGTTACGAACACCAAGGACGCGGGTTCAGCATGGCAGCTCGCAACGTCGATTTTGTCGAGCAAATTATCGATTTCGATTGGTGTGGGTTCCCAGGTGTTGGATAGCGCCGTTCGTATCAAGACCTCTAGCATTGATGCTGTGCTGTCCGCCCTCGCCAGCGATAGTCGCTTCAAGGTCGTTTCCTCGCCCTCTATTCGCGTCCGCTCGGGGGCCTCCGCCCGATTCTCTGTCGGTCAAGAGGTTCCTGTGCTTGGCGCTGTCTCGTACCCCAGCAACAGCCAGCAGCCTGTGCAGTCGGTCGAATACCGACCTTCTGGCGTCATTTTCGAGCTGACCCCACAAGTGCGTGATAGCGCGGTGGACGTGTCGCTGGTGCAGCAAGTG